CGCCGCCGTTCTAAGGAGCAACGATGTCAGACGTTAGTTACACCATCACCGGCCAGGTCAAGAAAGGCGCATTGTCGCAGTCGTTTTCAGCCTCTGGCGTCACTGCGGACATTGCAACTGCAGGTGTTCTGTCGCTGACGCTGAACCTTGGCACGTCGGTGACTCAGGTTTCGACGGCCACGCTCGGATCGCTTGGCTTGTGCTTTGCTCGTTCTCTGGCCACAGAAACAACGCACACTGTCAGTTTTGGCCGCTATGCCGGCGGCACGCTGCACGAGACTGCACGGCTCAAAGCCGGCGAGGCCGCTTTACTTCGGCTGGCAGTTGGAGAATACGCAGCCAAGGCTGCCGTGGAAGGCACCCGCCTGGTGCTCACCGTGTACGAGGACTAAGCGGTGGCGCAAAAGCCGGACGGCAAGGCTGCAAAGACCGAGCGGGTAACGTTTACTCGCCCAGCGGCAGAACGTATTGCCAAGACAGTTCGCCGCGTTGAGCAGGGCGACCGTAATGCCAATGGTCTTTTCTTTGACCGTGCCGGTGTAGGCAACTCAGTGGGGCTGACTGTTGGGACATTTACTGGCAACTGGCAAACCGGCACCTACAAGACTGTCACACTTAATGGCTCGACGCAGACTGCGAGCGTCTACAACTTCTGCAACCCAGCGATTGGCGGCAGCACATCAAACACGACGCAGTCTCGCTACGTCATCTTCGGCAGAGCTGGCGGAACCAACGCAGTCGTCGAGATTCAATTGCAGGCCACCGAATGCACGGCCACGTTGACGCTGGGATCGATCAACCTCAGCCAGCTGCCTGGCTTTGACGCCAGCGTAATTCAGATGCTTGGCCACGCCGCACAGAACACTGCCTCTACATGCAGCGGCGGATTGCAGTGGTTCTCTATCGCCACATGCTCGACGGCCACGGCAGCATGACCAAGATCACGTTTCAGAACGGCAAGGTCGTCATGCGTGACGGCAAGGTCGGCACCGAGCAGGGGTGCTGCTGCGGCGGGCCGTGCAACTGCGTGCTGAAAACCAGCTCGTTTTTCGGCGTCTGCAACACATACGGCGACATGAATCAATCGACGATTGACGCCGCCTATCGTGTTCATGACAGATTCCGGCAGAACCTCGTGGACGCTGGCTGGACTGTCACGTTTTTCGGCGAGAACTTCGAGTCGTTGCTGTATCCAGACGTGTTGCCGGTATGCGGCGGTGAGGCCGGGCCTTTGCATTTTTGGTTCGAGATACACGCGGAGTGTTGCGCAGCAGGCAGAGCGTGGGGCTGCTCGCCGTCGCGCTACACAAACATCAGCGACATGACCGGAACGGACGGAGAATGGACCGACAACGACGGCAATCAGCAGCCTGGACTGTATGGCGTGCCAGTCCTAATGAACATTGCCCAGATAACACCAGACGGACAGCAGTGCGGTTGGTCATTTCCGTACCCGCACCCCGGGACTTATTCGCTAAACTTTTGGACAGAGGTATTTCCGATTTGCGCTGATTCGTGCCGGGTTTCTATTACGGCCTGGCGTCATGTATGCGACTCTGACACCGAGACAGAGGACGGCGACGCAGAGGCGCAGGCAGAGTGCGAATCGCTTACAAACGACTGGTTTCCGGCAATAAAAACTGCATTCACCAATGCCGGATGGATTGCCTGGCAAACCGGCCAGGAGGGGACAGGGTACGAGCAAGATTTATATCTTGAGCCTTCTGAAGAAATGCACATCTACTTCCGCGACTGCCCGGTTCACCTTCCCGCTATCGGCGACGTTGATTGCGGCGAGCCGCCGGCGGGCTTGTACAACTGCAACACACACATCACAGCCGAGTGCGACTTGTGCGACCCAGAGAACGCCGACACTGAGCCGCTGACCGGCGACGCCGCCGGAACAACGATCACGTTGACATACCTTGACGGGCCAAACGCCGGGCAGACGTATGAGTTTCCTGCCGACACCATTCCGGTCTGCAACCCGCTCCCGTGATTCGCTGCCGCCTCCAACACCTTGAGATGCGATGCCGCCAGCGTGGCTACACGCTGGACGAGGTGCGGCCGTGCATCGTTATTCAACATGGCGATCATGTCATCGTGGACGAGAACCACGCGGCCTACCCGCGTGAACGAAAGCCGGGCCTCGGCGACATGGTGAAGACCGCCCTGTCCGCCGTCGGCATCACCGAGGAGCGGGTGAGCAAGGCAATCGGCCGCCCGTGCGGGTGTAGCAAGCGGGCCGAGCGGCTCAACGAGCTTGGCCGGAAGTTCGGCATCGGTTGACGCCCCCGCTAGTGTGGCCTGTGAAGGGACTCGCGCCATGGCTGGCTGGCTCATCGCACTCACCGGCGTCATCTACGCCTACGTCGCCGCGGACTTGGCTTGGCATGGCAAGGCCGGCCTGGCCATCGCCTACCTCGGATATGCGTTCGCCAACGTCGGTCTGTACCTGGCCGCCACAAGGTGACGCATGCCCAGCGACCACGTCTTCACGCTAAACAGTGACGAGCGGTGGCTGCTGCGTTTCACCACGCTGAAGGGTGCCGCCTACGGGTACACGTTTTCGCAGAAAGCGAAGAACCCGCGAATCATCCTTGACGCCCGCATGCGTGGGCGAAAGAAGCTCGAGGTGCTGGTGCACGAGCTGCTGCACGCGTTGAACCCGACGCAAAGCGAAGAGCACGTCGAGCAGCAGGGCAAGGATATCGCACGCGTGTTGTGGAGCCTGGGGTATAGGGAGGTGCAGGATGGCCTATGACCGTGGCGACGCGATCACGAAGATGGCCCGCGAGTTGTGCCGCAAGCATCCCAATGCCCCGTCGCAAACGCTGGCTCGCCGCTTAGTGAAGGAAGCGAACGGTGCAATCACGCTGCACCAGGCGAGGATGCGGATCTCCCGGCAATTCGGCGTGCAAGGGAAGCAGCACAGGAGCGAGATCAAGGCCGCTGCCCCGCGAGCGAAGCGCAAGGCCGGCGAAATCTACGCCATGCCGAAGACGTTGGCCCAGCCGTGGACGCCGCACGTTCTCGACGTGCTCGGGCCTGTCGGCATCCTGTCAGACGTGCATGTGCCGTATCACTCCGAGATCGCAGTAGCTGCCGCCATTGGCTTTCTGAAGGAGCAGGAACTATCGGGCCTGCTCTTGAACGGCGACATCGCCGACTTCTACGCCATCTCACGGTACATGAAAGACCCGGCACAGCGGGACTTCAAAGGCGAACTCGAAGCGGTGCGGCGTTTCATCGAGTGGCTGCGACAAGAGTTCCCGAAGATCCCGATCATCTACAAGCTCGGGAACCATGAAGATCGTTGGCAGCATTGGCTGTGGCAGCACGCCGCCGAGATCAGCGACGATCCGCGAATGTCACTATGTGCGTGGCTCGAGTTGGACAAACACAACGTGACGCTAGTCGATGACCAACGGCCGGTGATGCTGGGGAAGTTGCCGGTGCTGCACGGCCACGAGTTGCCGAAGGGAATGGCGGCCCCGGTGAACGTCGCTCGAGGTGCCTTCCTGCGGACGCTCTCGACAGTTCTGGTGGGACATTCTCATCGCACGAGCAACCATGCCGAGAGCGACATGTGGCACCACGAGACGGCGTGCTGGAGCACCGGCTGCCTGTGCGACTTGCGGCCCGAGTACGCGAAGTTCAACCGCTGGAACTGGGGCTTCGCTATGGCCACGATCCACAAGGGCGGGGCGTTCGACGTGAACAACTACCGCGTCATGAGCGACGGCACCGTGCGATCCGCTTGACGCACGCCGCATGCTTTCCATTTTCCAGAAAAGGGAACACCATGACCACGACACTCGAAGCCGCTAACGACGCAATGCGGGCGGCAGTGAAGACCAGGCTAGACGCGACGCCAGCGGATGACCCGAAGATGGTGGGCTACAAGCCGCCAATTCTGGCTGGATGCAAGCCGGCCGAAGAGTGTGCGGCCGATCTGCTGAGCCGGGCCGCGTCGTGCTGCGAAGGCCAGCGGATGCGTGGCGACGGGCTGCTGAGCGAGACATACGCCGAGTGGGAGCCGGGCTTTCAGCAGGTCTCGCCGGCAGAGCAGACGCTGCGTGACGCTATCGCCACGATCCGAGACCGACACGGGAAGTACGGGCCACCTACCGAGCACTTCTGCCGCACGGCGTCGCTGGTGAACGCGGCGTTCGGCACGACGTTCTCGGCGGCCGACTGGGCTCTCGTCATGGTGCTCGACAAGATCGCCCGCCAGATGGGGCCAGCGGCAACCGACGACGCCGCCATCGACATCGCAGGGTATGCGGCTTGCCATCAGGAGTGCCGACGTGCCTGAGCCACTCTCTGACGCCTACCTGCAGCAGTGCGAGTTCGACGCTCGCCGGTTCCAGGGTGCCTACGTCGGCACGGCTGGCACGCTCGCGGCCCACGTCATGCGGCTGCTCGCGGAGTTGTCTCGCGTGAAGGGCCGGCTGGCCGTGACGATTGCACAGCGGGACGAGTTGCCGTGCCTGTCGCACATTCGTGGAGACTGAGCCGGGCGGCGGGTTGAGGCGTCGTAGGGTTTTTATCCTTTCCCCCGCGTCGCCTCCCCGCTTGCCCGGTTAACATACGTCAAGCCGCCGGCCTATCGCCTCCCTGCGGCGGCTCGTTGATGTCTGGCAGGTAGTCGAGATTGGACTCCCGCCCCGTGATTTCCTCGTCGTAATAGTGGGTCTCGGCCATTTCCTCGGACGAATGCCCCAGCTGCTTCTTGGCTGAGATTCCAGCCCGTTTCAGATAACTCGCGGTCGCTTTCCTGATTGAATGAAAGGGCTTGTACGGCACGCCGGCAGTGCGGCACAGCACCTTCAGGCTGGCGTAGCAGGACAGCAACTCCCGGTCATCAAGCCAGGGCCACACACGCTCGCCAGGAGCCCCTTTGTGCATGGCCAGGCACCGGGCCAGTTCGGGCGTGATCGGGCGTGTAATCGTCTCCCGGTGGCCTTTACGGGTGGCTGCCAGGAACGTCAGCGTGTGCCGCTCCAGATCCACCTCTGACCACCGCAGGGCCATCACCGCACCAATCCGCTCTCCGGTCTGGAACATGGCCTGCAGTTTCGTCACCCAGTACCAGGCCGCTGGCTTGCCCGCTACGTGCCCCTTGCGGTGCTTGGCGGCATCGACCAGGCGGGCGAGCTCGTCGGCCTTGTACGCCTTCGGTACGGGCTTAGGCACGCGAGGCCGGGCGTAGTCAGGGAACTCGATTAGTTCGCCGTCAGACCGCTTCCATCGCTTCTTCGCCAGCCATGTCCACAGGCTGCGGAGATGGGCAGAGTCTTTCGCCAGCGAGGCCGGCGAGATCTTCTTGAATCGGCTGTGCTGGTGACTCTGCCGCCACCGCAGGAACTTGGCAGCCGTCAGATCATCGAGGTCATCGACAGTCGGCTCGTGGCCGAGGAAGTCGCGGAACCTGTCCAGCGTGCTCGCGTACATTGCGACCGAGCGATCCGACAGGTTCTTCAGCGGGGCAATCCGGTCAATCAGCAGGTCTCGCAGAGTCATCTTTTGTCTCCCTTTTCTGTGCCAAAAGGGCGACTGTAGCGGATAGTGTACATGCGTTCAATCTACACCCCATCCGTTCAAACAATCGCCCCTTGGCGGGCATGGAGATACTGTACAGACTTTCGAGTGCCAGGGGCAAGGTTGATGGTCGGTCGGCCGGCGTTTGGCCTGTCGGGCAGCGGCCGGCGAATACTTCAGGTGCAGGGCGGTTTGACGCACGTAACGGTGGCGTTACTATTGGGGCATGGTCGCATTGGCTAGTCCAGACAAAGAGTGGATCACGATTTCCGAGGCGGTGAAGCTGGCAGGCTGCACCGAGGGCTACCTGCGTCGCCTGCTGGGCGGCAAGGACTCTCGGCTGCGTGGCTGGAAGGCAGGCGAGCGGGCCTGGCTCGTCTTCAGGGCCGACGTGCTGGCCCTCAAGGCCAGCCTGACCACACGCTCGAACCTGCGGAAGGACGAGCGGCCGGCGGCCCCTAAGCCCAAACGGAAGCGGAAGCCCCAATAACTCCCGGGGAAACAGCACCCAAAAAAATCTTTTCAAGCCCCCTTGCATCAAGTAACGATACCGCTACAATGGGGCCATGCGAGCGAATGAGACTCGCAGGACACGAACCGGAGACGAAACGATGAACGCCGCAACGATCAAGGGGATTCGGACGGTTGCCGACGAGATGGCGGCTGGTGGCTGCTCGATCAAGACTGGCGACGAGATTCGCACCAAGAATGGCGGCGGCCACTACGTCGTCCGCAGCGTTGAGTGGGCACAGCTGATCGGTGAGTACGTCATCACCGTCAGCCCTGACTTCCGCACCATCGGCAAGGGAATCGACAAGGCGACCATTCGCCTCCCGCTCAGCTGCTTCGCCGCCTGACCAACCAACCCGCCCGCCGGCAAATCACGCCGGCGGGTCACGGCCAAGGAGGGCCACGTCATGCACCGGATTTCAAACCTCATGCCCGCACTCGTCCTCGTCCGCATTGGCCAGGAGCTCGGCACCGACTCGCCAGCCGCCCGTGCTATCCACGACCTGCTCGAGATACTTGCCGCTTTGCCGTGGCGGCTTTTGGGTTGACAGAAGTAACGATACCGCTACGCTGCTGCAAGAAAGTCACGCTAACGCCACTCCTGCATTTCATGGCACGGTTGGTCGCCCTGGAATGCTTGTACACCACAGTTGACCAACAGATGAACAGGCGTACACTACGCCACCCAAGGAGGAATCCCTTACATGGACGCTCACGAAAACGAGTACCTCGCCGCCGTTTCTGGCCTGCCTGACCAGACGATTTCGCCGCCGATCACCAAGAGCATCGACGGCCGGCTCGTTGACACCTACGAGGTCGGCAACCGCGTGAAGTTTCGCCACCCGAGCGGTCATCTGCTCTACGGCGTTGTGACCAAGGTGATCGACGCGACGACGTACGAAGTCCGCCGGCACGTGCCAGACGTTGGCACCGAGACGCACCTGGTCAACGAGCAGGACTTCGTGCCCTGGTGATCGGCGGTCGCACCGACCAACGGTGCCGACTGCAACGCAGTGCATTTGCGGAAAAACACGGGCCATACGGCACAGGCATTGAACCCCCCCCCCCCCCCGTTTACGTTTTTGCCCCACTCTCACAAAGGAACACACGTACAGGACCGCCGGGAGAAGGAATCAATCGGTGGAAGGAGTGGCGTTGGAGACGCCAGAGCAAGGACGCACGAACCACCCGCAACGCAGGACGCCGAGCGGGATTTTCAAAGGACATTCGCAATTCGCGAAACACGAAAGGACACGAGATGAAAGACATTCCTCAGGGGTGGGTTCGCGTTGCTGACTACGACGAGCGAGAGAACAAGAACTTGGGTGGGCCTGGCGGCACCTACGCAAAAATCCTGGCGGCAGTTAACCAGAAGCAGTCGCCAATCCGGGCCTACAAGGACGGCAAGTTCTGGATCGCCATGAAGTGCGACGTTGACGCTTTTGTCCTTTCTCTGGACGAGCCAACCGAGGCAGCCACTTCTGCACCAGATGTTCAGGCGGCATCAAAGGACTTGCAGTACGAATCCGTCTGCGAGTCGCTGGCCGACATCGCAACTTCTTTGAGTGGCGTCGAGCGGCTGCTTGAGCGGCTCACCGCAGCCATCCAGAGCATCGCCACGCAGCCCAAGGCTCCGCAGTAGGAACTGCTGCACACCATGAACGGCAACGGCTTTCATTCCTGAACCACAAACAACACGAAAGGGACGAGACATGACCACGGAAATCAGTACCCAGCGTGCCGGCGGCTTGGCCCTGGCCACGTTCGATGACGCCTTCCGCTTCGCCAAGATGGTCGCGGCGAGCGAGTTTGCCCCGAAGGATTTCAAGGGCAAACCCGAGAGTTGCATGCTGGCCATCCAGCACGGCAGCGAAGTCGGCCTGTCCCCGATGCAGTCGCTTCAGTCGATCGCGGTGATCAACGGCCGCCCGACGATCTGGGGCGACGCCGCCTTGGCCCTGGTGCAGTCGAGCCCGGTCTGCGAGTACGTCCGTGAGTACACGGAGGGTGACGGCGAGCAGCTGGTGGCGGTGTGCGAGGCCAAGCGGAAGGGCTACCCGCAGCCAACGGTTGTCCGGTTCAGCATGGCAGACGCCAAGCGGGCCGGGCTGGCCGGCAAATCTGGCCCGTGGACGCAGTACCCGGCTCGGATGCTGACGC